ACAAGTGGATCAGTTGGTTATCACAGGCGACTTTTTCTGTCAGAATGGTACAGAAGCCGCTTATTGGGTCGGTGCCCTGCATTATCTAAGAAGCATGACAAAAATGTTTTATGGTGGAGATGATAAAACAATAGGAGCACCTCCTCCAGTAGTAAAATTAAATGGTTACGGTGATTATATTTTTAATAATGTTCCGGTAATCATAACACAGTTTACAGTTGACCTTCCACAGGACGTTGACTATATTGCAACAGGTAAACCTGATAGTGTTGCTGATATTCCACCAAGCCATCCTCAATCAAAACAAGGGGCAATAGATCAAAGAGATGGTCCCATTGGTTGGGCACCTTCACAGAGTTTAATAACTGTTACGGTACAACCGATCTACAGCAGAAGAGAAGTTGAGAAATTTAGCTTGAACAATTATGTTAATGGTGGATATGTTGGCGATGGAGGATTTATTTAATGGCAACTTATAAACAGTCAAGTCCTTACAAAGCAACATCAATGGATACCACTGGAGGACATTTAGGATTTTATCAAATTAGAACTATACCTGCACAGTCTGATGATGCAACATATACCATTGAACCTCAGTACCATCAAAGACCAGACCTGTTAGCATATGATATGTATGACAACCCAAATCTATGGTGGGTATTTTGTCAACGTAACTTGGATACTATGGAAGATCCTATATACGATTTTAAATCAGGTGCAACCATATATGTGCCAAAAGGTGGACCGTTAAAGAATCTTTTAGGAGTCTAACATGGCTGTACCTAATAATTCAACAGCAGAAAAACAACTAACCGGTATTGAGAAGATCCGTAAGGACAAGCTAGACAATTTTGACAAGACTCAAACAGGCAAAGACGTAAACAACAGAGCCACCGTCGATCCGCAAAAAGAAATTGATAAAATGCGTGATGGGAAAGAAAATGAAGAGACAGCAACCAAAGACGGCACAACTAAAAATAAAGATACAAAAGAAACTCCAAAGTCAAATTTTGTACTTGTAAACAAGGATCTATTAGCTGTTGAACCTAACGTAATGGACCAGTTCCGTTCACACAGTCAGATTTGGTCTTTGTTTATGTTAACTCCTGACGAAGCTTCTAAGCCAGACGAAACTTATATGCAAAGCGAACCTATGATTAACATTATCAAGGGAGCTGGTGGAAGTCAGAATATTAAAGAAGGCAGACGTGCAACAACCTTAAACGAAGATGTCAACGGCAGGGTAGAATACTTTATTGATAATGTGCGTATAAACTCAGTATTACAACCAGGTGGCATGGGATCAAGGATGCCAGCGGTTCACACATTTAACTTTGAAGTTACAGAGCCTTACAGCATGGGTAACTTTATGGAAAGTTTACAGATAGCGGCAGTTACAGCTGGATACAAGCAATATGTTTCAGCACCTTTGTTGTTAATGTGTGATTTCATTGGACACACAGATGAGAACACTACTGTAAGAGTTGCAAAAAGATATTTTCCTATACAATTAAGTACGGCTTCTGTAAGTGTTAATGCAGGAGGAACCAAGTACGATGTGTCCGCTGTTGCCAGGAACGGTTCTTGTTACACAGATGCAGTACAGATGTTGCAAACAGATGTAACAATTATTGGTGGAACTGTTGAAGAAGCACTTCAAAGTGGAAGTCAAAGTCTAACAAGAATAATGAACACAACACTACTTGAAAAAGAAGAAACAGAAACAGAACAGTTTGCTGATGAATATATTATTATGTTTCCTAAGGAAGAAGATCTTGCAAGTAAGACTTTTGCAACGTCACCAGATGAGACCACAGGAAAAGCAACATATGATCCGCAGAAAGAATATGAATCAAGATATGGTGCAACCCAAGGTGTAAAGAGTTTAAACTATGAAGAATGGTTTCAAAGTGTTACAGGCTTTGGTGTTAAAAGATCAAAAACAAGTGATGCAATAAGAACCAGCACAACACAACAAGAAAATATTAGTGTAATAGGTAAGTCAACACTACTAGAACAAAAACTGGAACCTGGAGGAATCAAACCTGGAACTTACTATGCAAGTTACGACAAAGAGAAACAGGTATTTGAACAAGGACAGATAGCCATACCAGCAGACAAAAGAGCTTTTAAATTTACCAAAGGTACAAAGTTAAATGAGATCATTGAAGAGATAGTTATTTCTAGTAACTACGGAACGTCCTTAACAAATCAATCTCTTGATAAAGAAGGTTATAGAAATTGGTTTACGATACAAGGATGTGTGTATGATGTTCCTGTAAAACAAGTAGAAGATGCCAAAGGAAGAATGCCTAGAATTTATGTGTTTAAGGTTATTCCATACAAGGTTCATTCTAGTGTATGGCAGGCTCCACAGACAGTCACAGAAGGTCAGGTTGAAATAAAAAGAAAAGTAAGAAAAGCATACAACTATATCTATACAGGTAAGAATAAAGATATTTTAGATTTTGACATCAAATACGAAGCAAGATTCTTAACTCCTACACCGATGGATAAGAAACCTGAAATACCAAAGAATCATTTAGCTGGAGCATCAGTAGATGAAGATGGTAATATAATTGCCGCCGCTCCAGGAAAAGAAGGAACACCAAAAGTAAATCCGTTAAAGGTTGTAGGAGCCTCTGACATAGCAAACATAACAACAGGTGTAACGGCTGTCAATCAAACTGTTAAAGGTAAGATAGCTAGAGAGTTTCACAAGGCACTTATTAATAGTACAGTTGACTTGGTCAATGTAAGATTAAGTATCATGGGAGATCCTTGGTATCTGTCAGACAGCGGTATAGGAAACTATCAAGCAAGATCTGGTGTAATGATGTTTGATGATGAAAAAAAGCAAATGGATTATGTAAGACAGCAGGTATTCATTTACCTAAATTTTAGAACACCATTTGATTATGATCCGGTTGAACAGGGAGGCCTGCTTACATCCAAGGGAGGAATGATAGTTAAACCTTTTAGTGGATTATATAGAATTACAGAAGTAAACAGTGAATTTAATACTGGACAGTTTACACAAGAATTAGTAATGATTAGAGCACCAAATCAAACAGACCTTGATACAGATCAAGAACCAGACGGAACAGCTAATCCAACTGAGAAGAAGCCGGCTCCAAAGGGTGAAGGTCCAGACAAGAAAAGCCACAAGGCAATGGAAACACAGATAATGGTTGATGACTTTGCCGCTATCAAGAAGAAGCCTATTCCGATGGAAGGCAAGATAGCTGAACTCAGAGCCATGGCACTAGCAAATCAAAATCGGATAAACATTGGACAAGAACTGATAGATCAGTTTAATGCAGGTGCAGACATAACAGAAGATTTAGGCTCAGCAGTTAATTTAGCTGTAAATGAAGTCAAAGGAAGATTAACATAATGGCTGGATTACCAGAAAGAAATCAAGGAATAGACAGGACCAGTAAGTATACCGCTCCTGAATTTAAACCTGGTCCGTTTGAAGCTGTTGTTATAAACAATTTAGATCCTGAATTTATGGGATCCATAACTGTACAACTAAGAAAAGTAAACGAGTCGCAAGGTATTGCTTTTGCAGACGGCGAATTGTATACAGCAAAATATCTGCAACCATTTGGTGGATCAACTCCTAGTTTTGGAAATACAAAGAATTCAGGATACAAAGACAGCCAACAGAGTTACGGTATGTGGATGGTTCCACCAGATGTGGGAACAACGGTATTGGTTATATTTGCAGAAGGTAATCCTAATGCGTGTTTCTGGTTGGGAGTTGTACAAGACAAGTTTATGAACTTTAGTGTACCGGGTCATGCCGCAACAACACTTCTTAACGAAGATGTTCCAGATAACCTAAAAGGTAAAAAGCTACCAGCAAGTGAATACAACAAAGTAGTACATCCTGGACAGCAACAAGACCCTACTAGATTTTTAAAACCCTATCAAAAAACATTTACTGACAGCCTTGTTGCACAAGGATTGTTGGAAGATGAAACACGTGGTATAACAAGTTCAAGTGCAAGGCGTGAAGTGCCTAGTGCAGTATTTGGGATAAGCACACCTGGACCTGTAGACAAGAGTCCTGGATCACCACAGGTTAAGATAGGTTCAAAGGACGACAATACAAGTGTGTTCAAGGCAAGACTTGGTGGAACAAGTTTTGTTTTTGATGATGGTAATGACAAGTACCTAAGAAAGAAATCTGCAAGTGAAGGAGCCCCTGACTATGCAGACGTAAATCAAGGTGAAATGGAAGGTCAGAAAGGTCTGTTGCACAACGAACTTGTGAGATTGCGTACACGTACAGGACACCAAATACTTTTACACAACACGGAAGACTTGATATATCTAGGAAATGCTAGAGGTACTGCTTGGATAGAATTAACTTCAGATGGTAAGATTGATATATTTGCACAGGATTCAATCAGTATGCACACAGCAAATGATTTTAATCTTACAGCAGACAGAAACGTTACAATAGAAGCAGGTGCTAATCTAAGCCTAAAAGCATCAGGAGATTATGTTGGAGATAAGATTCTCAAAGGAAGGGTGCAGATAGAATCAAACAAGAATACAAATATACTAGTGGGCGGTAGCACCAAGATTACAACAACTTCAGACTTTGATATAAACACAGGTGGAGCAAACAAACTTACAGCAGGCGGAACTACTGATATACTCAGCGGAGGCAACCATACAGAAACCGCTTCCGAAATCCATATGAATGGACCGCAGGCGGCTACGGCCGCTACCGCGTCCGCTCTGTCCGTACATCGCGTACCTGGTCACACAACACTTGGTGTTCTTTCACAACGTTCACCACAAGCTGAACCTTGGACACACCATGAGAATTTAAACCCGTTAGCATTTAAAATTGCACTTACAGATAGGGATTTAGTGACTACAGTAGCAAATCCTTTACCAACATCAACCACAGCTGACGTGTTCAAAAAGGAATTTAAAGCATAGGTAAATATTGTTATGGCAGACTTATATAAAAAAATTACAGTACCTTCAGGAGTAAACCAGCAACCGGTTACTACTAATCGTGCCTATAAGGGTACAAGTACAGTTAATCCTAATAATAACAGCAAAAGGCTGTTTGACATAGGACTTATTAAACAAGATTTATTGAATCACTTCCACATTAGACAGGGTGAGAAGCTGATGAATCCAGAATTTGGAACAGTGATATGGGACGCAATACACGAACCTTTAACAGAGGATATGAAAGAAGTTATTGCAAAGAACGTTACAACGGTCGTAAACAGCGATCCACGTATAGTTGTTTCAAGTATAGTAATTGATTCGTATGAGAGCGGAATAATAATTGATGTTGATCTGATGTATTTGCCATACAATATTTCAGAAAAACTGAGGTTGACTTTTGATGAAGAGTCAGGCTCTTATTAAGTACGTACTTTACGTATTACAATAAATAGTAATATTAAGGAAAGCAAATGTCGTCAACAAATAGACAAAACAGATTATTGTTAGCTGAAGACTGGAAAAAGGTCTATCAGTCATTTAGAAATGCAGAATTTAAGTCGTATGACTTTGATAATCTGCGTCGTACAATGATCAACTACATACGACAAAATTATCCAGAAGATTTTAACGATTATATCGAATCAAGTGAGTACCTAGCATTAATTGACCTTATAGCTTTCCTAGGTCAAAATATTGCTTTCCGCGTAGATTTAAATGCTAGAGAAAACTTTTTAGAGTTAGCTGAACGTAGAGAATCAGTTTTACGTTTAGCTAGGCTCTTATCATACAATCCAAAACGTAATCAAACAGCAAACGGATTGCTTAAATTTGAAAGTGTAAGTACATCAGAGGACATAGTTGATTCAAATGGTACTAACCTATCAAACCAAACAGTTTTATGGAACGACCCTGCAAACACAAACTGGAGAGAACAGTTTGAAAAAGTTTTAAATGCGGCATTGCCAGTAAACAGCATTGTAGGTAGACCTATCAAAAAAGATACTGTTGAAGGAGTACCAACATACCAATACAGATTTGATGCAAGTAATACAGATGTTCCTGTTTATACTTTTAGTAAAAACGTTGACGGAAAGAATTTACAATTCCAAGTTGTTTCAACAGATGTTAATAATGGTGTTATATCAGAAGAACCACCACTACCTGGAAACAGCTTAGGATTTTTATACAGAGATGACGGAAGAGGACCTGGAAGTTCTAACACAGGATACTTTTCACATTTTAGACAAGGTACACTAGATACAGGTACTTTTAATATTACATCTCCTAGCACGAATCAAACAATAGGACTTGAAGCAACTAACATCAACAACACAGATGTTTGGTTATATAAATTAAATTCAATTGGTGCTGAGGACGAAATTTGGTCAAAGGTTGATTCAACAGAAGGTAATAACATTGTATACAACAGCATAAGAAAAAATGTTAGAAATATTTTTGGAGTATTAAGTAAATCACAAGACTCAGTTGATTTAATTTTTAGTGACGGTACGTTTGGTAACTTACCGCAAGGAAACTTTAGAACATATTATAGAACAAGTGTAAACGATCAATACAATATTGTTCCAGCAGATTTAGTTAACATTAGTGTATCATTACCTTACACATCAAAAACAGGAAATCAAGAAACACTTACAATTTCGTTGGAGTTAAAATATACTGTTGACAATGCAACCATTTCAGAAAGTAATGAAAGTATTAGACAGAATGCTCCAAGTACATATTACACACAGAACAGAATGGTTACTGGAGAAGACTATCAAGTAAGTCCTTTAGGAATCAGCCAAGAAATTATTAAAGTAAAAAGTGTAAACAGAACTTCAAGTGGTATTTCAAGATACTATGATTTATTAGATGCTACAGGAAAATATTCTAGCACTAACTTATATGGTGCTGACGGCGTCATTTATAAAGACTCTTACACAGATAAAACATCTTTTACGTTTAGTACTAAAACAGACGTACAGGGCGTTCTAGTAAACACTATAACACCAATATTAAGCCAGAAGCAGATGTTGAATTATTATTTGACTAACTTTCCTAAGACGCTTGTTGCTGACTTGGGTGCAAAATGGTCAAGCAAAACTACAACAACAAATCAATCAACAGGATCATTTGTTGATGCAAACAGTACATCATTACAAGTAGGAAGTTTTACTGCTAGTGCATTAAAGTTTATTGAACCAGGAACACTATTAAAATTTGTTGCTCCAACAGGATATCATTTTATGGCAAACAACAGTCATGCACTTATGCTTGGCAATGCAGATCATCCTAACGCAATAACTTACAAATGGGTAAAAGTTGTAAGTGTAACTGGAGATGGAAGAACTGATAACACAGACGGTACAGGACCTATTATACTAAATGATATTATTCCTACAAATGCTGTCCTGTCAGAACTAAAACCTAAGTTTAGTAAAACGTTGTTAACTGATGTACAATCACAGATTACAGATCAAATTTTTGCTTATAAAACATTTGGTTTAAGATATGATAGTGCGTTAAGACAATGGCGAATGATTACTGCAACTAACTTAGATATTTCAAGTGATTTTAGCACAGGTAAAACAGGTGATGTTACAGATCAAGCATTAGATTCAAGTTGGTTAGTATTATTTGAAACAGACGGTGAAAAATATACAGTTACTTCAAGAGCACAACGATACGTTTTTGAAAGTAATGAAGAAATTAGATTCTATTATGATAGTACAAGCAAAATATTTGATAACAGAACAGGTAAAATTATTAAAGATAAGATTGCAGTATTAAGTATTAATACGCAACCAGATAGTACAAGTCCTTTTACAATAGATTATCCATGGGAAATATCTAAAGAATATAGAGACGGAGACGGATACATTGACAGTAAAAAAGTTGAAGTAAGTTTTTATGATTCAGACTCTGATGGAGTTGTAGATGATCCTGAAACTTTTATTGCACTAGTTGACGAAACAACTAATGCTTTAACAAAATATGTTTTCTTGAAAAAATATACATCATCAGATGGTATTGATGACTACAAGTATATGGATAATAGTTCTGGTAGTGTACTAGTAAAACAAAGTGAAAGTCTTGTTGGTGCATTAAGCACGTACACAGATGGACAGGTATTTTATC